CCGCTTTGTAGCGAGTGACGCTGATCTCGGGCAGTTTGACACACAAGGTGCCTTCGTACAGTCCGAGTTCTTCGTTTTTAGTGCAATCAAAGGTAATCATCAGAAGTCGTCGTCGGTGGTAGTTTCTTCGTCAGAGATGACGTTAGGTGCAGTAGCTTTGAACCCGTTGGTTTTACCGAACAACTCGGCAACATCAACATCATTCATGTCACCAACATCAACACCAGCAGAACTGTTGAGAGCAACGACTTGCACACCAACCAGCTTCAGGCTAGTTCCGTAAGTAACACCGTCCTTGAGAATGTAAGGCTTCTGACGGAAAGCCAGCTTAACCTTAGAGCCACCATACAGCGGCGTATCCTCGTTGGTAATCAAAGTACCTTCAGTGTCAACAACAGGAGGACGAGTTTCATCGTTCCAACTGAACTTAACTTGGTACTTACCTTCAGTCACTTCTTCCCAAGGCTCAGGCTTGAGAGTAGAACGCTTAGGATTCTTGAGCTTACCTTCTGCCCACTTAAGGACTTCAGTACGCTCATCTTCCAGCTTATCAATCGTTGCTTGATCAACAAGCGCAGACAGTTTATAGCCGAACTTACCCGGCTTCAGTACAGCTTGGTAACCTTCAAGGACAACAGGCTGTTCAGTCTTGTGGATGGTTTGTGCCATTAACAGAAAAAGTAGGTGGATTCAATAACCGATTCAGGCTTAAGGTCGCCTACAATCGGTGGTGCAGTCTCCGCACCTATTTGAGATGCGAAGTCATTCAAGTAGTCATGCTCTGCGAACAGGTGCATGTATGTCTCACGCACAAGCGTAGACAATGTGGACATATCCGTGGCTCTGCATAACACAGAGTCATGGATCAGTGCGATGGGTGCGTCAAACCGCAACGCAGATAGATGCAAGAGTGAGGCATCTAAACTGTGGATCAGATTAGGAGCCGTTGCGTTCTTGTGATGCAACAGGTCAACCTTATCTGATTCACCGACAGCCAGCCAGATTCTACAACGACCAAGTAACTGAAGTTTAATCTCTTGAACCTCAGGCTTCATCAGCCGTTGTGTAACGACAAACCCAGATGGTGTCGTCCATGTTATCTCAGTTGAGCCGCGTTTGATAGCTCCTGCTACTTCCGACTCAATCCATGTCATAACTGACATAGGACCAGGAACGACCACATTCATAGCGTCCCTGACTGCTTTGACCGTAGCGGTGAGATCGTCTTTCTCGATCTCTACACCTTTGTCCTTCAGTGCATCACGGATGTAACCGCGATTGCTGTAAGGCTTGGCATTGTAAGGCACGGTCATCACTACCCTTTTGACCGTCTTCCTATCCATGTAAGGACGGATAGACGCAGGGCAGTGAGGTGTAGCAACTTCTGCCACAACCTTATAAGCGTCCTGAGGTTTATCGGACGGAAGGACGTTAACTAGACGTGCAGTTGATGCATCCCTGGCGAGCCCTGCGAGCACCTGGAGCCCTGAGCAGGTGGCGTCTGTCGCCACCATGAGCGATGTGTGAGACCTATCACCTTCAATACAGCAGTGATAATACTCTTCACAGGCTGCAAGAAACTGCCAAGGCTCATCGACACCCTCCCATTCATGGCGGTTACCGATAGGATCAGTAGCGATGAGTGTGATGAGTTGATGATTCTCCAGCGTCCATGATAGTCGCTCAGCCATCGGTGCTTTATCTAGCCCGTATGTTGTAGCAACTTGGAACGCTAACCAATCACATGCGTAGTCATCGACATACGCCTCATCATGAAACTTCAACAAAGACTTGCCGAAGTCTGTATCTTGCGGTGTTAGGAATGCAGGAATAGGATAAGCACGACCCCTGTAATCAAACGACCACGGGATGTAGAACTTCTCTCTATCCTTGAACACCTTCACTGCATTCAACGTCATCCTTGTTCTACAAGAACGCTCAAATGCTTGTGCATTGATGTTCCTTACCTCTGCCGCTCTTCGCCTGTAATCTTTTCGAGAATCTTTGTTCTCTGCTATGTCTACTGGCTTAGGCGGTAAGGGTAACTCTACGATAGGGACAAACTTACCAACTTGAATTGCTCTACGATCTAACTCCTCCGCTACCTTTACGATAAACGGATTTAGACGGTAGGCAACCTTCTGAATCTTGTTCAGAAATTTGATGGGTGTTTCTCCCTGTATAAGTGTGCTATCGCTCCGGCGCACCATGTCATAGCCGCGCATAACCTCGTTGAGTAGGTATCCGCCTGGTGTAAGTATCCCCCAATCATTAGGGGGGATGAGCATTGGCCAAGCCAGGGGGCTAAACAACTCAGCTGTATGAACCACCTCGTCCTTGATCTCCAAGAACTCAGGGGTAGGTATGACATATTGATGTGTCTTGCGTCCCTCCCTGCGTATGTCACGCATGAACCAGTTGGTTGCCTCACATATGCAATCAAGCAGCCAACCACCTAACTTGACGCGGTTAGCTTTACCCCATGACTGCCAATGTTGTACATCATAGCGATTCATCAAGGTAGTAATGACCTTGACTTTTTGATGTGTACCTATTGATCGGTGCCAATAGTTTTTCTTAATAGTTTCAAGTAACCCAGGCAGGTTGCGTTCGTAGTAACGCATCATGCACTCATTCTCAAGTGCAGTGCCAATAGCATCGGCTACATTCTGCACCTTAGATGCAGATGGAGTAGTAGAGAATACCTTGTCAAACGTTACCTTACTGGCGATAGCTGCTGCTACCTCAGGCTCTACATCTGCTAGATAGATTCTGATCTCACGAAATGCGGATCCAATCTTACCTTCGCGGATACGATTAGCTGTAGCTTGTATACGTTTAACGACAAGAGGAATCAGGGTTTCGATAGACGCTACACCGTACACGGATGCACTGGCGTAGTCCTTGTCTTCTAATCGTTGTGTGTTGTCGCGCAGTTGCTTGAGTCCTTGTCGAATCTGTTCGCGCTCAAGTTCGACTTGCTCAGAAATCTGTGCGGGTGTTGGCATAGGCTAGTTCAGGATGGTGGTGTACTCGTCGAGCAGGCTATCACAACGCTGCTCATACATAAGCTGTAGCAATTCTTCTTTGTGTGGGTGAACATTGATCTCAGCAATCAGCTGTTCGGTGCGACGTTGCAGGGTGGATTCAGTCATCGTTAAGTTCATCTTCAAAAGGACCCATGACAATGTGGTTAATTGAATCATGGCGGCACACTGTAAACTCAATGTGCGGGGTTTTCATGAGCTTGCGTACCTTCTCTTGAGCAGAGTGCTCACGTTGGTACACATGCTCTTTGACTTTACCAGATAACTTGTCATGCACACGAATGATACATGACACGGAACCAGGCAACTCCCAACCGGCTACCTTCCAGTCCATCACCTCTTCGAATGAGTGCTGTTGAAACAGGTCGTCGGGTGCGTCCTTGTATTCTTGCCAGTTGTTGGGAAAGTAGGGTTTACCACTCATCAGCTTGCCTCACATTTACTAGTTCGTCATTACGTTCATGGGACAATTCGAGAGCCATCCATGCAGCTGACTCAGAATCGGGCGCTAATAGATGTATAGTGCCTGAACGTAGCGTAACTTCATACAGTTTTGGCTGGTGATTGTGAACCATTGCGTGTACGTTTGCGTGGTGATTTGGTGGGAGGTGGTGTATCCTCTGCGTCCTTGATTGACAGGCTACCTTCGTAGGCAGCAAGCAACTCTTCGCGCAGTTGTTTATACGCATCCACTGTAGATGATGCGGGTTGGCTATAGTAATGCAGCCAGCATTCGACTGCATTAAGTAACAGCCACTCACGAGATTTAGTCATTCAAAATGTCAACGTAGGATAGGTACATTGCCAACCAACGATCATATCCTTGGTCGGTCTTGTTGATAGTAGATTGCCAAGGTAAATCAAGGCAGCGCATACTATCACTCATCGCCATGTGCAACATCGACAACGTGTCGCTGTCGTAGGAGTCTGCGTTCAAAGCGGGCGTTAGCATTGTTGGCACGAGAGTACACAGCAAGGGTAGAGAGTAAACCAAGGCAGCCAATAACTGCGAGGATGATGTTAGTTTCAGGCATTGAGTTTCTTCAGTAATTGTTTCTTCCGTTTGCGTGCATTACGCACAGCCACAGGCTTACGCTTGCCTGCGTCCTTGCGCTTACCATCGCTTGTCTTATGTATGCATGAGCAGTGCATCACGCATACCTCACAGTGAGCACCTGAGGTACACTGTTGCGTGCATCTTCGCTGACATGCTTGGATGCTTCACTCTCCCACGCCTCTTCGAGCACAGCAACACGTGAACCCCAGATCATACGAGAATCAGGATCACATGCGCTATCAAACTGCTCCTCTGCGTAGTCAAGTTGTTGTGTGATGTATTCGAGATTAGTCATCAGAACTCCTTGTAAGTTTGCATGTTGAGAGGATAGACGTTGAGCACACGCTCACGTCCTTGAGCACGGGCTGCACCCTTGCTCCATGCCTCCATGACTGAGCGAGCAGTCACGTATTCACAGGCGGAAACATCACGCCCGTTGGTGTAAAGAACTTGGTACTCCATAATTAATTCAAACAACAACGTAGCTATGAAAGCTACAGAGAGGGGACGTATCCCCTCAGTGTAACTATCAAGCGGAGAGTGCGTACTCTTCCATCTCGGTAGCAAGCTGCTGTGCCTGACACCACTGCTCAACGACACACCAGACTAGCGTGTTCTTGAGCATAGCGATGTTGTCATTCTCATCGCACAAGTCCTTGATAGTAATGCCACAGTCGGACAGGTAATCAAGGATCTCATCCTCGTGCTCATCATAGAAGGCAGAGGTTTCGGTGTAGTAGATGAAGTCAGACACACCACCGGCGCAGCCATAGTTGGCTACGTCCTTGATCTCATCTGCATCGGTGAAGCGAGCAGTGAGAGCGTCATGCATGGACATGTGTGTATGTAAGCAAGTGAACAGTCGAGTGTAACGAGACACTCAAGTGTAGCTTGAGGGCTACAGAGAGGGGCGTACCCCTCAGTGTAACCGTCAGACGAGAGTCAGACAGGCAGTGCGCTTAGCACCGACGCAGTTCTGGTTGACCCAGAACCCAAGGCTCATGTTAGGGTTGAGCATGAGGTTAGCGATAGCACGGCGGCTAACGTTGGTGTACTCGTAGCTGTAGCCGTTGGCAAACTCAACGAGCACAACGCCAAGCACAGGGCTGACCTGAAGGCAAGCAACAGCGTCAGAGGTACGAGGTTGGATGTTGAAGAACATGTTGTGAATGGTAAGTGAATGAGTGCGACCTTGATAGTCGCAATGACTAGCCAGGGACTCGAACCCTGGTGTACGCCGATGCATACTAGCCGGTGCCAAACGAGTTGGCGGGTGCCATGAGCAAACAAAGCGTGTGGCTCCGCTGTGTCAGTGTCTACCACACCTCCCGGTCAAGAACCCATGCCGGTCGTCGCTGCCTACCAGTTGCTCTGGAAGCGGTGTGCTTATGTGGTTGTCAAGGTGCTGAGCCAGCGGCGAAGTGCCAGTGGTTCGGTGGGAGTGACTGATGGTTGAAGATCGAGACTCTCCTCCCCCTTAACAGGGAGAGTCGAGATCAAGACCTTCAATCAGTCATCTCAGTCATGATAGACCCTCAAGATGCCGTTGTGGTGGTGGACAGTCAGGATAAGTGGCACAATGCTGGCTAAATGCTGGCTTAAAACCGTTGCAGTGCAGTGGTTATCACCGATGCTTATCTGTGCCATAAGATGTTCTGATGAGCCGCGACAGATCGCGAGAAACCGAGGCAGGCAGCGGCGGTTGACCCGGTGTCGAGCCAGTGTCATGCCGCCCCCGCCGGTGTAACGCCAGCCCCCGCCGGCATTGCGCGGGTTACTACGGGCGAGCACTGGCGGGGACCGGCGCGTACGCCTGCGCCCAGGCACCCCGCATGGGGGTTGTGCGACCCAGCGTACACGTTATATCCCTTCAGAAATTTATGCCAAAATTTAAGGCATCCGCAGTATTCGCCAGATAACCCAGAGTACACCGGCTAAAACCAGCGTTAAGCCGGCTATAACCGACCAAACAACGTCATTCATACAGAATCTGCCCACACAGCGGCGTAAACCTGTGGGTAACAGACAGCAATGAGTTGTTTAGCTTGATCTGCAATCACTTTATGCTCCTTTTGCGTACCATTAGCACACCTAAGTTGACAGTAATGAATCCAGGACCGAAGAGTACCGTTCATGTACAGCCTTGTCGGTGTAGAAAGCGGCAAAACATCACGTGCACACTCCTTAGCCACCCCAGCTTCAAGCAGTGCCTTATAAACCTCCTCAGCGTGGCGGTAAAGGTAGCGTATACGGTCTTTAAGGAAGAGATCCTCCTCTTCTACCTCAATGCTATTCTGCCTATTCTTGGTGTCTTGTAGGCGTAGTTCCGGTATAACGCCGGTTCCAAGCTGTGATGCATCGGCGTAACGCTGGCTAAACTCTTGGAAGGAGAAGCTACGGTGACGCAGTATTTGAGCTGCGATGCTACGGGTAGTATTAATCTCTACACACATGTTCACCATCTCAAACGGACTCCAATGCTGGTGTTCGATGAGGTATTTAATCAGACGAGCACTGGTCTTAGTGTTGTTCTGATTATCGGGGTTAGATACCCGTGCCATATAAGCTACAAGGTCATCACCCTTAGCGGTGTGGTGAACAAGTTCAACGGTGTGGTGGTCGGTGGACATACAGTAGTAAAAGCGTCTTTGATTCAGTCGGTGGGAACTGGTGAGAAGAACCAGTAGAATTGGTCGTCTTGTTTCTGTCGGAAAAGAAGGGGGAGATTTATGGTCTCCCCCAACACAGGAAGTCCACCCTTCTTCCTGTATAAGTGTGCTATCGTCAGATCCAAGTGGGGACGCCGTTTTTGGAATCACCTCTTGCTTGTTGTTTTTGTTCCATTGTCATACCCAAAACAAGGTGGTTTGTTTCAGATTCTGGGTCGTCAAGGAACCCTTGGATCATGTCGTTCCAAGCGTCACGTTTACGCTGTTTGATAACCTCCATAGCGGAGATACCCATAGCGTCAGTAAAATATTTGACGCCTTGTGCAAGACTGTCTAATCTGTCGTCATGTCGGACTGCGCCTTTTTCCCGACACATACGGCTCATCTGATAGAAGAGCATATAAAGGAGGCGCTTTTCTGGAGCTTCGTCGGGATTTGATTTAAAGTCCCACTCGATGACAGAGCGATCAACAACAAGGCGGTGTTGATTAAGGACAGGCTCAAGGGCATCAATAATACGCTCCTCCTTTCTGACATTTGCACGTACCTCTTCGACTAAGATAGCTTGTTTGGTTTGGTGAATATGTTTCTTAAACAGTTCAGCAACCAAACCATCACCAAAGTTTGTTTCTACAACTAGTTTGGTTACACCGTACTTCTTACATCCTTTTAGAATGTCCAGAAGCGTATTGTCTGAGTATCCGTCTCGATAAGCTCGCACTTCGTGCAAGTACAAATAACCGTTTCGTTGGGAGATATAAGCTGCTGCCGTTTCATCTGTACCACGACCCGACGGGTCAACTGAGCAGATTGTTTCTTGGTAAGGACCCCATTCTCCTTGGAGCTGCATTGGAGAGTAGAAATAGTCTCCAGGTAGCCCAACAGTGGGGAGTTCTTTGATGACATTTCTAGGATCTGAGCACCAGATGATGTCATCAGGAGCGGACTTAGGATTAACACTGGTGACGATAAGATCAGCCATCTTGAGTGGGAATTTCTCAGCGTCACTGAGGCTTGTGTCCAGCATGAACTGCAGCATGAAGTTGCTGCGTCCCATAGATGCTTCACGTTCGAGTAGATCTTCATGGCTAAATCGGTCAGGGTCAGTTACGTCCCATGCTTCAGCACCCATGTCAATATCCTCTTGCAACTGGGGAGCAATGAGTCCCTCGTAGTTTGCAAGTTTCCGTGGCACACGCGCCGGCCAAACAAAGGGGCGGTAGTTACGTTCGGCTAGTTTACGATAGATTGTAAAGGTTGTCTGCGGTGTACCAAGGTACATAATCCGGCTATCTTCCTTAGGCGTAAGGATAGATTCCGCCTCAGTACACAGTTGTAGCAGCTTAGACCGCATCATTTCAGTCATAGAGTTACCAGGCACCTCCACGTCGTCCAGAATCATTAAGTCTGCGCGAGAACCGGTCAACTGACCAGTAATACCAACAGACTTAACACTAGGAGCTTGACTAGGACTGCAGGCAACATCAAACGAAATACGGCTCCAACGAGCGTCGTCATTTTTAGGTCTGAGATGTGCTAACCAAGGTGTTTCAATAATAAGTTTCTGCAGAAAGATGCTCATGTTGTCTGCCCGCTCCTTAGAAGCGGAGATAATCATGATCTTCTTTTCGGCGTTATTAAATAAAGTCCAGAGCACAAAAGCGCCAGTAATCCAAGATTTACCGACACCACGGAAAGCCTGGATCTGTAGGCGTTTAGGACCGTGTTGTAGGTAGTCAGCAATGGCATACTGTGCTCTGGTCGGTTCAGGTAGGTCTAGCTGTGACCACAGGGCTTGTAGAAATACTTTGAAATCGCCCTGTAGGGCGGCTAGTACGTTACTCATAGGGTGTTAGTTTGCGAGTTTAAAACCTAGATCAAATGCTGTATTCTCTGCAGTTAAGTTAGTTTGAGTTTCAATACCGCCATAAGCTGCAGACCCTCTGTTTAAAGGGGATACCGGTTTAGTTCTGTTAAACCGAATTTGACCGTTATTAGGTTTAATTCTAGTAGCTTTAGGTTTAATAGGTGTGCTTGGTTTTACATTAACAACTGGAGCAGGTGTAGCTGCCATAGCTGCGCCACGCCGGAACCTAATACCGCCATTAACAGGTTCAACACGGTCAATGCGGTTTAGTTTCGCTAAACCTTCTTCAATATTGGATCCAATCGGAATATCTACACCAGGTAAAGTCGTTGGGTCGGCAATAGGATCAAAAAATTTGTTACTAATAACCCTTACAGAATCTGTAGTAGGATTAAACTTAGCAGTTACTTGAAAGCTTCCTGCTGAGGTTTGTATATTAGAACCTACTTGATTTGATGGGTCTGCTATT